TAAAGGTTCGTTCCTTGCTTCAGGTGGTGACAACTCTATTCCAGTTGCTCCGCGCTTCCCCGGTCAACAAACAAAACCGACTGATCTGGTTTCACCTCTGACAATTCTTGCGAGAATGTCACGTAACCTTGATCTACAAAACGTGGATCAGGACGGTCGTTGGCTTGTCATCGACCCTGTGTTTGCGGAAATGCTGAAGGACGAAGATTCTCGTCTGTTTAATGCGGACACTGCTGAAAAAGGCGGTCTTCGTAATGGACGGATTGGTAAAGAAATCCACGGCTTCACGATCTATCAGTCTAACTCTCTGCCTAAGATTGGTACAGGACCGACAACAGTTGGCGTCTCGGATCAAAACTCAAACTATGGTGTGATTGTGGCTGGTCATAAATCAGCCGTTGCCACTGCTGAAAACGTATCAAAAACGGAAACTCTGCGTTCGCAAGATACGTTTGCTGACATTGTTCGTGGTATGCACGTCTACGGTCGAAAGCTGCTCCGCCCTGAAGCCATTGTAACAGCTAAATATAACGTGGCTTAATTTAGGAAATAGGAGAATAGATAATGACTACTCTAAATAGCGCAAAGCGCAACACTTCTGGGCATTTTGACGCTGGCTACAAAGCTGATGTTCGAGTGCTTGATTTTACTCTTGATCTGTCAACTGACGCCACAATGGGCACAGCTACGGATGACATTCAACTGGCCACCCTTCCGGGGGGTTCTATTGTTGTCGCCATGACTGTCCAACAAGTGAGTGTTGGCACTGGCTCAGGGACGCTTGTGGGCCGTGTTGGATCAACTACGGTCACAGGCACTCTCGCCTCTACAGCGGCTGCTGGCACGGTTGCTACAGCCACTGCGGCTAACCTGCCTGCGGTTGTTGCATTAGCTGGGGCAGAACTTAATCTGCTCGGAGCGACTGCGGTCAGGACTGATGGGGTTGTGAGGGTTGTTGTAGCGTATGTGGAAGGTGATCGTTCACCCCGCGTTCCTACAATTGTTCCTCGTGACGTAATCTAAGATTAAGGGAGGTGGCAGTATTGCTGCCTCCCTTTTTTTGTAATAAGGTACAAAATGGCTCTCACATTCCTCGAATTAACAAATGATGTTTTAACAAGATTAAATGAAACTCCGTTAACATCTACAAATTTTCCTACTGCTTTGGGAGTTTATAGTGATGCAAAAAACTATGTCAACTCATCTATTAACAGAATCAATAGAGAGCAGTTTGAGTGGGAGTTTAATCACGTAACACAAGATTTAACCTTGGTTGTAGGACAATCAAAATACAGTTTTCCAGCAGATGCTAAATTAGTTGCTTTTGACTCCTTTGTGATAAAAGGGAATGATGCACTTAATGTAGAATCTCAAAAGCTTATAGTACTGGATTACGAAGAGTATTTAGAAAAATACTCGGATCATGAGTTTCGTCCTACAGAGTATTTAGACTTGCCTGCTTATGTTGTTAAAAGAAGGGACCGTAGTTTTACTGTAACACCTCCTCCTGACAAAGCCTATGTTCTAAGATACGAATATTACAGACTAACTAGCGATCTTGTAGATTGGGATGATGAAACAACTATTCCTGATTTTATGCGTTGGATTATATTAGAAGGTGCTATGCACCAAGCTTATATGTTTCGTGGTGATCTAGAATCTGCTGCTATGTCAGACAACATGTTTAGACAAGGTGTTAAAGATCTTCGGGTGTTGTCCACAAACAGGTACGAATACGTGAGAAGCGGTTTTAAAAGAGGGTGATCTATGGCAACTAATTGGGAAACCTTTCCTGTAAAATTTGGTGGGGGTCTTAGAACCACTGATGGAAAAATTGAACAAGGAGTTAATTTTCCCGGTAGTGCAATTTTTTTACAGAATTTTGAAGAAGACTTACGTGGTGGTTACACAAAAGTTCTTGGCTACCAAAAACTTAACCCTTCTGAAGTGCCGGGGATTAACGAAGTCTTTGGGGTTGTGGCCTTAAGTGAAACAGATGTTTTAGCAATTAGAAGTGGTAAAGTTTATCAAGGTGATTCTACAACTTGGGTAGATAAATACACACTACCAATTTCAACTATTACGAGAATTTCTTTTGACACTTATAAGTTTGGTGGAGACAAGAAAACTGTAATTGTGGATGGTGTAAATAGTTATTATATTTACAATCACACTACAGATGCAGTTACAGCTCCTTCAGGAGTTCCTTCAGATGTAATTGGAGCTAAGTGGGTTAAGGTTTTTGCGAATCATGTATTTTTTGCAAAAGATCGTTTGCTTACTTTCACTGCACCGTACACAGACGATGATTTTGACACCGGAGACGGCGCTGGTGTTATCAACATCGGGGATGTCATTGAAGGTTTAGTGGTTTTTAGAAATCAATTAATCGTTTTCACTCAAACTAAAATCTTTCGTATTTCTGGTAACACACTTTCAGATTTTACACTAAACTCTATTACTGACAAAACAGGCTGTATCGCTGGCCACACAATCCAAGAGGTTGGTGGAGATATTATGTATCTTGGACCAGATGGGGTTAGATTCCTTTCTGCTTCAGAGAGAGAAAACGATTTTGGATTAAATAGGGCTTCTAATAATATCCAAGATAGGGTGACTAGAGTTTTTAGACCTAATGGGCATTTTTGTAGTATCACTATTAGTAAAAAAGGTCAATACAGACTGTTTGACTTTTCTAATACTGTTCCAAGAGCCACTTCTCGTGGATGGCTTGCAGTAAAATTCTCTGACCAAACTGTAAATAACATTAGTTGGTCAACTTTAAAAGGTTTTAAAATCTACAGTGTAGACAAGTTTCAAAATGATTCTGGGGATTTTATCGTTTTTAGTTCAGACGATGGCTACATTTATCGTCTAGAATCTTCTAACGGTTTAGATGGTCAACCTATAGAAGCTATTTTTGAGACTCCTTATTTACCTATTTCTGATCCTAAAGTTAGAAAAACAATTTTTAAACACACTCTATACACCAGATTGTCTGGGACTTTTTCACTTGATGTGGATTTGAGCTTTGACTATAAAAACACAAAAGCTTCTTTTTCAACCCCTTTTGAGTTGGAAAATGATGAAGGTAGCTCAATTTACGGGACTGCGATATACGGAGAATCTGTATATGGTGCAATGGGAGAAAGTGAATTTTATACAAATGTGAATGGTAGTGGTTTTGTTGTCTCTTGTAGGTATTCAAGTTCTAATACAAACCCACCTTATAATTTAAACTTCCTCATCCTAGAATACAGAAATAACGAAAGGAGATAAATATGGCTGGTTATAGTCGGCAAGACTTGACAGACGAAATCTCAGATGGTAGTATTATTGAAGCTGCTCCACTAGACTCTGAATTTAATGCAGTTGAAGCAGCTTTTTCAGCATCCTCTGGTCACAGACACAATGGTACATCAGGAGAGGGTGCCCCTATTACAGTTATTGGACCTGCTCAAGATTTTGTCGTTAATGGGTCTGCTGTTTTACCTAAAACTGACAACACCCTTGATTTAGGCTCAACTTTGCTTGAATTTAAAAATCTGTACATTGATGGAGTTGCTAATATCGACTCTTTAGTGGCAGACACTGCGGATATTAATGCTGGGACAATTGATGCTACAACGATTGGTGCCACAACCCCTGCTGCAATTACTGGTACGACAATCACAGGAGCAAGTGTTGTAGGCCCTTTAACAGGAAATGTTACAGGAAACGTTGTAGGTAATGTCACCGGGAACCTTGTAGGCAACGTTACAGGCGATGTTGTAGGTAACGTTACAGGGAGTGTTACAGGCAATATTACAGGAAACGCTGGCACAGCAACCACTTTACAAACAGCTAGAAACATTGCTTTAGGTGGTGATGTTAGCGGAACTGCAAGTTTTAATGGCTCTTCCGATGTGACTATCACTGCTGTTGTTGCTGATAACAGTCATAATCATACGTTAAGTAATATCTCTGATGCTGGAACGATGTCAGGACAAAATGCTAGTTCAGTGGTAATTACAGGCGGTTCAATCACTGGTATCACACCTCTGCCCGTCACCTCTGGCGGTACAGGGGTTGATAACGTCTTAGGTATAAGAACTGTTATAGGTCTTGGTAGTTTGGGATTACAAAATGCTTTAGCAGTTGCTATCAGTGGCGGTTCAATCACCGGAATCTCGGATTTAGCTGTTGCAGATGGTGGAACAGGAGCCTCGGATGCTGCTGGTGCTAGGACTAATCTAGGTGCTCAGCAGTCTAATGCGACTTTAACTAACCTTTCTGGTTTAAGCTTAAGTGCTGGTGATATTCTGTATGCAACAGGGGCAAACACTTTACAGAGACTCTCTGTAGGAACTGCTACGCAAGAATTACGAGTAAACGCAGGAGCTACTGCACCTGAATGGGTGAACTCTGATTTAGATTTTGTTGGATCTTATACAACAATTTCTGGCGGTGGAATCATTGTAACTAACTTAGGGGCTTACAAATCTGTTATTATCATCGGCAATGAGTTGACAGCTAGTTTATCTGCTGGTCGAGTGCTTCAAGTTAGTGCAGATAACGGTAGCACTTGGCTTTTAACCGATTACATGCCGGGAGGGTCTTCTGGCGCGGTTACAGAAATTGCGGGTCACAGCGGGTCTAGTACGGCGGGGCGCAGCCCAAGATGGCGCATAGAAGGATTTAATAAAACGTGGGCGGTTAAACCTGTGGAAACGGCTCACGACTCCGGCGATCAAATCACACACATTAGTAATGCCAGTGCATTTAATGCAATCAAAGTGTTTAACTCGTCGGGCGACATCACTGGTGGTACGGTGTATGTGTTTGGAAAACTAGGATAAGAAATTATGAATTTACCTTTTTCAGAAGAAGAAGTTAAAAAACTACGAGAATTGATTGAGATTGTCGAGGTAGTAAAAGAAGAAGCAGAATACAGGACGGCAGTTAGACTTGTTTTACGCACTTGGAAAAATATCGTAATTGCTGTCGGAGCAACCATTGGAGCAATTATTCTTCTAAAAGACTTCTTACATAAACTTTGGCAAGTTTTTGTTGGTAGCTGATATGAGAGTTATTGATGAAATTATTGTCCACTGCTCAGCTACACGGCCTGAGTGGTTTTTAGGTAAATCTGTAGAACAAAAACGAGATGAAATTAAGAACTGGCATGTTAAAGATCGTGGTTGGAAAGACATTGGGTATGCCCTGATTATTGATCGTGACGGTAAAACTGCTAAGGGACGGGATTTAGACAAGGATGGGGATGTGTGGGAAGAGATTGGTGCTCATGTAGAGGGTAAAAACAGTCGTTCAATTGGGCTTTGTTTAATTGGGGGATTTGGTTCTAATGCGGATGACCCGTTCTTAAAACATTTTACCCCTGCTCAAGAAGACACACTTTTTATGACAATCTCTTCGTTACGAAAAGAGTTTCCCAGTATTAAATTTATCAGTGGACACAACCAATATGCTAACAAAGCATGTCCGGGGTTTTATGTTCCAACATGGTATCAATCTAAACAAGTGGTTCCATCTACACCATCTATTAGTAATATATTTACTTTCCTTGGGAACTTATCTAAAAACCCCTAAGTATATATAGGTATAAAATCCTCTTTGTCAAGGGGGTAAAAAATATTTTTTTGAGGACAAAATGAAACTAGTATCAAATTGGAAAGATTCTTGGAAAATGTGGTCCATGAGAATCTTTTTCGCCATTACCACCCTTCCCCTTATCTGGGCTAGTATCCCTGAAGACTTAAAACCTGCTTTAGCAGAATCTCAAAAAGTTTGGATTATTGTTATTTTAGGTTTAGCAGGTATGGTGGTTCGTAATATTGACCAAGGATTCGAGACAAAAAAATGATCCTTTTGTGGACGTGGTTAAGTGGTAAGATTAAGTATGTGCTTGCAGGGGCTGGGATGGCCCTTGCAGCCTTCTTAGCTCTTAACAGGTATGGAGCAACCAAGAAAGAAGAGGGGGCCTCAGAGGCCCTTATAGAGGCTCTAAAAGACGATGCTGTAAAAAGGGAGAAAGCTAGTGAAGCTGCTTTCAAAGAAAAAAGAGATGTTAGCGGGGTTTCTGATAGCGATCTTATTAACCGCGTGCGGCGGCGCAGTGATGATTTCGGTAGCTTGTGAAGTTTACGCAAAATATCGATTAATCATGCCAGACCCTACAGGAGCAAGCAGAGCTTTTATTGAGTGGTTTGATCTCCTAGACGTAGAGATGCTTAAAGTTTGTAAACGAGGATGATACAATGGCGAAACAGTTTGCCGGTTTTACTACACAACAAACCGAGGTTTTAGCCAGAAAACTCGGATTTAATGGTCCCATGGATCAATTTCAAAATTTTCTTAAGTCTGATGGGGCACTATATCAAAAATACGCTGCTTACGAAAATAAAGCAAAAGAAATGGTTTCTTCTTCCACTCAAAAAAGAGGGTTTGCAGAAGGGGGTTTAGTCGGGGCTTTGTGGAGTTCTGGAACTAATACATCTACACCCCCCGTAACAACAACTCCTACAAACACTCCTGTTACACCTACGACAATCACAGGTGTAAACACTGTTTTGCCGAATACAAATTCGACTGGACAGCAAATGTCGAAAGATGTGTTGGAAAACCCTCAAAACTATGTCTCAAACCCAACCACATCTCAAATACAAGAGACTCCTAATCAACTAATTGATCCTAATTCTGGTCAATCGCAAGGCACAGCACCACTAACAGCACAAACTGGTAACGCAGCCACTACAGAACAAGTGACAGGAACACCTGCACAAACAGTAGAGACTAGTGCAGTTTCTAATCAATTGCAAAATGCTGCAAATAATATGACCTCTGCTCAAGGGACGGTTAATCAAAACAGTCTTGTAGAGGCTATTACCGTTGACCCCTCAGTTAAAGCAACTGTGCAAGGTCAGTTAACAGAACTGATGAAGCAGTTTGAGGGTGGTCAAGTTCCTGCGTGGGCCGCTGGTGCTGTTCGTAATGCTAATGCTATTATGGGGGCTAGAGGTCTTGGAGCCTCTTCTATGGCAGGCTCTGCTGTTACACAAGCGGCTATGGAATCTGCTCTAGAAATTGCTGTAAGGGACGCTACAACTTATAGCACATTTGAATTAAAGAATCTTGATAATCGTCAACAAGCTGCTATGTTGAATGCTCAAGCTTTCTTGCAAATGGACCTTGCCAATTTAAGCAACGAACAACAAACGTTAATGCTTAAAAATCAAAGTGTGATTCAAGGGTTGTTTTCAGATCAAGCTGCTGAGAATGCCACAAGACAATTTAACGCTACTAACAGACAACAAACAGACCAATTTTTTGCTCAACTTAAAACACAAGTTGCTCAATTTAATGCTGCTCAAACTAATGCCATGGAGCAGTTTAACGTTAATGAGACTAATGCCACTGCTCAATTTAACAAACAAGTTGATGAGCAGAGACAACAATTTAACGCAAGCAATCGACTAATCATTGACCAATCAAATGCTGAGTGGCGTAGACAGTTAACAACTATTAATAACGCAGAATCTAATGAAAACTCTCGTTTACAAGCACAAATGCAAACTGGTATGACGACTGCTGCTTACAACAATATGATGCAGACAGAAAGAGATTATTACGCATTTGCTTATCAAACCGCAGAGAATGCTTTACAAAGAGCTGCTGAACTTGCTATTGCGAAAATGGGAGCTTCAGCAGAGGGTAGATCAGCTATGGGGCAAGCTCTTGGAGCTGTGGCAGGGGCTGTTATTAATGGAATGTTTAAATGAAGTATTTAGCTGCTTTGAAAGAGTTAAGAAACTCCATTAACCAAGAGCCTGAAGAAGATTCCATTCTTAAACCTAGAAATCCTCAACCCACTTCTGCTGATTTATTGACAATCAGTCAAGATTGGATTAAGACTATTAAAGAATCTGCAAAATCTGTTAAACAGACAAAACCTAAAAATCGTTCAGGGGAGAGTTTTGTTTCAGCCCTCAATTCAACTTTAGACACACCTTTAGAAAAGGTTGAAGAAGTTGAAGAAAAAGATGTTTCTGAAAATGGGTTAATCCCACGAAAGTTTGTAGAAAAAACAGATAATGTCACATCTCCCGGGTATGGAGAGATTTCTTCAGACCAAATTGAATCTGTGATTAAAGCAGAAGCCGCTGCTAGAGGTATTGATCCATCTGTTGCTGTTGCCATTTTTAGAGCAGAAGGCCGTGGGAATTACCAAAGTCAAGTGGCTAGAAATGGTAAAGGATCTTATGACGGTAAAGAGGATTCTTATGGACCTTATCAACTCTATCGTGGAGGTGGTTTGGGTAACGAATATGAAAAACAAACAGGACGTGATTTGAGAGCTGACAACACTGTAGATGGAGTTACAAATCAAGTTAGGTTTGCTTTAGACAAAGCTGTAGAACTTGGATGGACTCCTTGGTATGGGAGAGGTCCAGCAGGTGTCGGCGTAAGAGACGGCCTTAAAGGGGCTAAAAAATTAGGGAATTGGAAATGAAGCAACTTTTAGCCCCTGTTCCGGGAATGTCTTTGACAAAGGAGCCGGGGAACTCTCCTTGGGAACAACCTCCTTTGTACGCTAAACCAGAAGAAGCCTTAGCATTCTATCTGCAAAAACTCTCAGATGAAGAAATCTTAGACGATATGCTTTTTACGTTAGAACAAGGTTATCCTGTATCTGCTTTCGTAGAGAGCATGACTTCTTATGGGGCTATGGAAGGGTATCACACTATTGATGTGAAAATGCTTTTAGCTCCAATTCTCCACGAACATATAATGACTTTGGCAGATGCTCTTGGTATTGAAGTTGTAGAAGAGGCTGGCCCTTCTAAAGAAGAAAAAGTCAAAGCCAAAGATAAACAACGAATTATGATTATGATGGAAAAAGCTCTTAGTACAACAGAGCCTGTAAAACAAGAGTTTGTTGAAGAAGCTGAACAAGCTTTGGACGAAGAAAGTCCTTCAACAGAATCTTTAATTCCTAGGAGACTATAAATGGCAAGTAGTTTTGCTCAAGGTTTTGTTACAGGATTTGCTAACACCCTTGCAAAAGGAATGGAAGAGCGTCAAGAATCAGCTCGTCGTTATTTTGAAAAACAGCTTGAAATTGCTCAAACAAAAGGTGTAGAAAACCGTCGTAGAGTTACAGCTATTGTGGATCAGAATGTTTCTGTTGCAAATCAATTAATGGCTATGGGAGTTCCTAAAGACATTGTTATGGCTCAAGCTAGTATGAACCCAGAAAGTCTTCCAGAATTTTATAAAGAAGTTGAAGAGCTTCGTTTAAAATCACCAGAAGTTATGACTGAAGATACATACAGAGCTTTGTACAACATCTCTGGCACTTTTAAAGCACCAGAAGAAGATTTCAGGTCTTTCTTTTCTCGTATGTATGAGCCTGCTCAAAGGGCGGCTAAAGAAGACCCAGAAGGGTTTAAATCTGATCGAGAGGGTTCTATTTGGGGCCGTGTCTTTTCTAGTACAGAGTCTGAATACGGAAAAGCTCAAGACCGGCTTCGTAACACACCTGTTGCTGATGGCATGTCTGCTGCTGACTTAATTGCTTATGGGGATGATATTTATCCTCAAGCTGGTGGTGCTGTAGTAACACGTAACCCTGAAGCTTTTCGTCGTGTGGCAGCTAAAGATGATGGTGTAAGTTTTGCCATCCGTAATCAAATTGTTTCGGCTGTTGAAGAGGCTTTTTCTACTAAAATGGTAGAGGTGACAAAAGAGCTTGGTGAATCTGGTGAGAACACTGAAGCTGTTGTTGAGAAAGCGATTCTTGCAGTGGCGGATGAGTTGGGGTTAGATGGTCTTAAAGGCAACGAACGTGAATTGGCTTTGAGAGAACTTCGTCGCAACGCTGACAGAATTTTAAAAGCTTCTGATTCTACAAAGGGTGGAGAAGACGCTCCTGAAACTGCGGAGGTTGTTGTTCCCCCTGAAGTGAAGTCTGAAGTGGTGATTGACGAAGCTGATACAGACCCTATTGTTATCAGAGACGCTGAAGGTGTGAGAACTCTCACTTTTATGTCCGATAATAAAGACGGGACATTAACTTTCTTGGATCAACGTACAGGCAAACAACTTGTCTATCCAGTGGATCAATTTAGAGAATTAAGAAAAACTTATGGTGGTTAAAATGGACTTATTTACCGAACTTGGTCTTAAAAAGGATGAACCAGCAGTTGCCTCTAACCTTTTTCAAGATTTAGGTTTGGAAGCTCCTAAACCTGTAGTCACAACAGTTGGTAGAGATCAAATCCTTAAAAGTAAGGAAGATATTGATGCCATTCGTAAAATGATGGTTAAAAGTCAGGGGACAGACTATCTTTCTGTTCCTGATGAACAATTGTATGACGAGTTTCTAACACATATGCGTTGGACTAACACCAACGAAGTGTCTACTGTAAAAGAGGCTATGGATGTTTTAGGAGCTGACGAAAAGACTAAAGCTATCTATGGTCGTGCTTATGATGTCTATGACAAAACCAATAACATGTTTAAAGAAGATTGGGGGGATGTTGGAAGGGGGGCTTGGGACTACACCAAAGCTATTATAACTTCCCCCTCCACTTATCTTGGAGGTATTTTAGGCAAGACTGTTGGTAGAGCTGGCACTAAAAAACTTCAACAAGAAGCTTTACAAGCTGCTATGACAGCAGTTGCTAAAAAAACTGGTAATAATGAAGTTGCTAAAGTTGCTGTGAAACAAGAGCTTGTTCGTATGACTGCTCGTGTCAATACAAGAAAAGCTCTTGCTGCGGCCACTGTTGCTGAAGGTGTTACCGCAGGGTTTCAAGATGCTCTCTATCAAGAAATTATGATGGAGGCCGGTTCTCAAGAAGACTTTAGTTTTGTACAAAATCTTGCATCCGTTGCTCTTGGTAGTGTAGGGGGTCTTTCAACCCTTGCAATGACGAAGAAGAAAAAGGGAACTTCAGGACTTGGTGGAGTTGATGAAGCAGTTAAAGTCTCTAAAGAAGTCAGAAGAAAAAACGTTAACAAAGTAGTTGAAGAAGAGGCTGCTAAACTTGTAGCTAAAGCAAGTGCTGATTGGGCGGCTTTGGTTAAAGAAGGTGTTAATATTGATGCAAACAGAGAACTACGTAGTTCTGTTATTAAATGGTTTACCGACTACAACACAGACACAGGATTTGTATCCATCTTACAAAAAGCTGGTGCAGACCTTGACGTTGAAACATCAGGCGGCTTCGCAAGAAGCCTAGTGGATTTTGCTACGGATTTAGAACCTGCCGCAAAAAATGCTTTATCAAAAGCTTTTGAGCCTCTTGGTGTAAATTTTGATCAAGTGGTTGCTGTGTTCTCTGCTGCTGCTAATGAAGCTGGTAAGAATAACAACTACCTTTCGTTAGCTTCTAAATTTTGGGACAACTTTAAAAACGTCACTGTAGCTAACAAATCAGCAGGAGAGGGAGTCATTAATGGCCTTCCTCAAACTAAGCCAGAACTTGACCCTAAAACTTTGCAATATATGCAATCTGTTTGGAAGAGGGCTATTGTCTCACATCCGGGAACAACCCTTCTTAACGTAAAAGGTTGGATGGTCGCTAGTACAGCTCGTTCTGCTGCTGAAGCTTTGCAAATGGCCACTCTGTATGGAAAAGCTGGTGTCGAAGCTTTAATAGGTAAAGATTCAAAAGTGTCTTTATCTCAAGCGAAAGCTCTTAAAGATAACCTTCAATACATGTCACGTATTGCTGTAGACCCTTTTACAACAGTTGACGGATTTTACAAACTGTTAGAGATGGCCCCTAAAAAGATTCAAGGGAAGGTTCAACAACAGTTTTTTCAAGGTGTTGATTCTCGTGGACCAGCCGCTTTTAACATCAACCCTGATGGTAAGGCTGTAAAAGCAACTGAATGGTATCTGGAAAAAGCTCAACGTCTTTCTCTTGTGACCTTTCAAGACTTGTTAACAAAATCTCTTTCTGGTGTTAAAGAGTTGGATAAACAAGTTCGTCTTGAAAAAGGTATGGGATTAACGGAGCTGTTAGAAGCTGGCAAAGTTCATGAAATTTCTGAAACAGCTTGGGAAAAAACTACTAAAGTTTTGCAAGAAGACACTTTTTCTACAGATTTTAGGCATGCAACAGGACCATTAGGTAAAATTGCTAGTTACATCCAAGAGTTTTCTAGTCTCCCTGTGATTGGCCTAGCTTTTCCATTTGGTCAATTTGCCAACTCTGTGATTGCCTTCACTTGGAGATACAGCCCTATGGGATTGGTACACCCCTTAACTAAAGCTTTAACAGGTAAGGGTGATCTAGATGTTGGGTTAAAAGTCATGCAAGGAGTTGTTGGAACAACTGCTCTTGCTCTTCTCACACAACGGGAAGAAGAAAAAAGAAAAGATGGTCTTCAGTGGTTTGAGGAGCGTGACGACAAAGGAGATGTTTATAAAGTTGATAACCTTTTCCCCGTTAGCGTCTACAATTTAACTGGTCGTATTATTAACGACTGGTTAAAAGGCGAGGGTAGTAGTAAAGACCTGTATGTAGAACTGGGTAGGCAATTTGCCCTCCCAGCAGCTCTTGAAGAAATTGCCGGACCAAAGTTCGTTCTTGATATGGTTCGTTACATGACAGAACCTAATATCGGAGATGCAGAACGTGGAGCCTTTATGAACGTGGTCGGTATGGCCCTAGAATCAATCGCTGGGACCGCTTCAGGTATCACCAGACCTCTGGATATGGTTAATGACACAATAGCCCTCAGCGGCGAGCTTACAGGGGTCTACGACAATGCTGTACCAGACCGTAAATTAGTAAGAGACCCTCTTGAGAGAATTATTCTAGAACTTACGAGATACACAGATGCGATCTTTGCTCCTTTGTTGGGTGAAGAGGGGCCAGAAGGTTATCGGATGGCTGCTCCTAAACAATCTGCTACACAAGATGGCCCAGTTAGACCGGGCAATGCGATGTCAGCAATCTACGGGGTTAATTATCAACAAAGACGAACTTATATAGATCGTCTTTTAGGTGTAGTAAACAAAGCGCCTTTTAGAGCCGACAGTTTTACAACAGGCGTTCCTGAGTATGATAACTGGTTGAATGAAGTTATCACGCCTCATTTAGAAGAGAAAGCCCGTTCCTTACTCAAAAATCCTAACTTTGAAAAACTCACAATGTCTGCAAAAATTGACAAAGTAGAGAGTATGATTAAAGAAACTCGTAAAGAGGTCAGAGCTTTGTTAGACACTCCTTATGGGAGAACTACTCAAGACTACCTTAGAAGTGAACAAGCTAAATTACTAGCACGACCTTCTGGGGCTAGAAAGGGGGCGAAAGCTGCTTTAAATATAATTAAGCCAGATCATGAACTAACTTTGTTAGAAATTCAGATGTTGAACACAGAAATGGGTTTAGAGAAAAAATATCTAGAAACTCAAGTCAAATGAAAAAGGCCCCTGACTCACACGAGTCAGGGGCCTTTCTTTTTTTTAATTAAGCATCAATAACAGAACTAATACACCAACAATCATGAAGATTGTAAAAACTGCGTCACCTTCCATTTTAAAGACCCTCTCCTTCAAATCCAATAATCCATTGCTTACAAATGTCTGAACGAACAATGTCATCTACTGTAAATTCAATGATAGGAATTGCCATATTATACTTCTTTGCAATGTGAATGATTTTGGACAATCCTGAACCCTCTCTAATATCTGATTGCTTAACATCGCCATTTACGACAACTTTACAATTTTCTCCAATACGAGTGAGGAACATTTTAATTTCAGGAACTGTAGTGTTCTGGGCTTCATCAAGGATAATGAAACTGTCTTTGAATGACCTCCCCCTCATCACAGATAGAGGAGCAAGTTCAATATTACCGTTTTTGATGCCTGTTTCCAGCATCCCCTTACCAAGAACTGTTGAGAGGACATCTAAAACAGGAGCT